AACTGTATTCGATATTCCACCTACATATGAAGATAATACAGAACCATATGCTGCTGGTTTAGCAAAGCCAAAAAGAAAACCACCAGAATTACTACTTAATGATGTACACTTGAACTCCCAATACCATTTACCAGTATTTAATTGCGTATTCATTCCAACTGACCTCCACCCAGAACCAAGAGTAAACCCTCTGAGTCCTGCTGATAAAGTAAAATAAGGATTCCTATTTGTATCCCAACAAGCATGAAGATTTGTAGGACTATCGAGAACTTGGTCTGTAGCAGCTAAATTTGCTGAGGCAAAATCATTTGTGTTTCCACTAAGGTCGTCACCAAGTGCAGAAGAATCAGCAAATGTAAATCTGAATCCATTACTTCCATAAGTAATTCCAGTTAATGTTTTAGGAATCCATCTACCAGTTGTTGTATCAGTTAAGCCAAAGGTTGAAGGTGTTAATGCTGTACCATCTACAAAATTAACCTCTGAAAATAAACCATCCCAAAAAGCATTAGCAGTTGAAGTTGTTTGTTGCCCACCAATCATATGAATCTGAGCATCATTTACAACTGAATCTGCTGGTGCAGATGACCTATTATCAGTCGCAAAGCTAGTTTGTTGAACACCATCTATATAGAATTTAACTTTATCTGTACCACTTTGTCCTGAATCATAAGCTAATAATATGTGATAATATTTACTTATATTGTTAAATTCTCTATTCGCCTCAAAAATAGTTGTTCCAGCATTGTAAAAAGTAATTTTATTATTTGCTGAAAAATATAACCCACCACTACTTCCTGAGTTCCAAGAATCTGCTGCTGGACTAGCATAAAATATAATACCACTTTCGTTGGGTAATCCTTTTCTTATCCAAGCACTAAATGTCCATTCAGTTCTGTCACCAGCACTACCAAATGTTTTTGATAAACAGGGTGTACTGGCAGTATTAAATACACAACTATTAGCAATCGTTGCATCATCAGAGAATGGAACTAATTTTCCAGCTCGTCTACCTGTGCCATTCCCTTCATAAGTCGTGCCGAAGAATTGAGTTCTTCCGTTTGGTACTGTTGGTTCTGCCATATTAACTTCCTAAATTCTTAGTGCATAATGCCTTAAATCCTGAAGGCACTGCATATTTAAAATTACCTATTCCACTTCCATCTGAATTACCACCAGCACTTACTACACCAGCAAATGTACTATCTTGTCCAAAGTTTAATTGTATTATGGTATCAGCACTATTATCATAACCTAAAAATGCTGGGGTATAACTATCTGATACAACATCTGTTGAAGTAAAAAGTTCATTTGAACCAGCACCTGGATTTCCAGAACTAAAATATGTACCATTCACTCCACACCAGAATTTTTTATTATCCATATCAAGTGCAAACTGTAGATAATTAGTTACTTGAAAATCTCCTGCTGTAGTTGTCGAACCTTGAACTTGTCTATATAAATCAATAATTGATCCACCAGAACGATTCTGTATAAAGTTACCTGATAGATAAACATTGCTTCCTGAACCTGCACACATATGAATTAGTTCTGTTGGTAGAATTCCAAACATTGAATAAGAATCTCCAGTTGTCCAATATGCTTCCCAATACCACTTACCTGAGTCCATACTTATACTACCACCACTTGCATGGTCCCATGAGGCATTGGTATTAAAATCCATTTTTAAATTACCTTCAGTATATTCAAACACACTGTTGTTAGTTAATAGAGGATTAAATACTGCAAAATTATTTGTAGGACTTTCTCCTGTCATTTGGTCATGTGCCGCAAGTCCACTTGTACTGAAATCATTCCCCCTACCTGATTCATCATCGCCCAAATCCCCACTATCTCTACCATCAATCCAAAATCCATTTGTACCAAATGTTAACGTACTTACATCTTTGGGAATCCAAATATCAGAATCTTCTTTAAATTCTCCAAAGCTAGATGCGTCAGTTGCAGTTCCATCAAGCAAAACTATTTCTGCACCATACCCACCAAAATAATTAGTGCCTCCAATTATTTTAAAAAGTTGTAATTCTGTGGTTGATGTCCAAACACTAGCATCAGCATTTAATGAGGGATAATTTTCTGTACTAAAACTTGTTTCTCTTTGTCCATTTATATTTAATTTTATTCTGTCACTAGCAACTGCTTGACTAGAATCAACAGTTAGACAAATGTGCATCCAAGCTGATGGATCACGAAAAACTCTATTTGTAACTAAGGAAATAACACCAAAAAGGGCAACTTTCAATGTGTCATCTGCTTGAAACAACAAAGGAACATCTTGAGCATAAGACCAAAAATCTTGTCTTGAACCTAACAAACTTCTTTTAAGCCAAAGTGATATCGTAAATGTTTTTTTGTTTCCAGCACCAGAAAAGGTTTTGTGCATATAAGCTGAATCAGCTGGATTAAACCTAATTGATTGGTCTACTGAAAATCCAGAGGTACCAGAGTTTGAGGCTCCCCCTAATACATTATTTTGAAATACCATTTAACCCTCTTGTATTATTACTTAACATCTAATGATGCCTGCATATGCACACTAGAGCTCGATAACACAATATAGTCAATTCGATCGACGGCTGAAGCTGAAGTAGTTAAAGTTGGTGCAGTTCCTCCTACAAACTTATAAGCACTGTTATAAGACAATGTTCTACTTCCAGTACCGTCTTGTCGAATAAAGAAGCTTCCTGTCTGTCCAGATTGAACATTTGTTGGAGCACCAAGATTTCTACTACCACCTAATCGAACATCAAAGTTTTGACCAGTGTTGAAATTTACTGAGATAGTTGATGCATCAGTTAATGAAACAATGTCGGCAATAGCTGACTTCGTAATTCTAAATTGTTTGCCTTTTGAATCTACGGCACTTACAGATATAGCTGTTGTTGCAAATAGTTTATTTGTATCTGTAATTGAACTTGTAATACTTGTTGCTGTCATACGAGTTGCAACTACTGCTGTAGCCGAGACCGTACCACCTACTGTGATTGGACCAACAGATCCACCTTCTGTAGATAATGCACTTACACCAACTGGGTCTATAGCATTCTGTACATTTGTACCATCACAATAAATAAACTTAGAACCACCACGAGGTGCAATAACATTGGTTGTTGTTGCAGCTGTTTTTAATTTAACTGTATATGTACCACCTGTTGTTTGGTTATCAACAGCATATAATTTTTCGACACTTGGTATTACGATTGTAGAGTTTGACCCAAGTGTTCCTTCAATTCTTAATACGGCATTACGTGCCTGATCAACAGCACCATTATTTGTTGTTAGAGTTGTTGTTGCTCCTGTTGTACTGACGACAACTACACCACCAACGGCTTCGTCCACCATATCAATTACTTGTTGGTTAAGACGATCACCCCAGGTGTTTGCGTTTTCTCCATCAGCTTGTTTCTCTAATCTTAATCTTGTTGTGTAGTTACTAGACATATTTAATTACTTCCTTTTACTAATGTATTATCGCCTCCGGCGGGCGATGCATTGTTTCTCATATCATCCTGTCTCGTTCTTCTGGCTTCGTTTAATAAGTCAGTAAAGGCACGTTGATACTCTTGTTCCCATACCTGTGCAGCCGTATAGTTTTTCATAAACATACAAGCTTCCTTCATACTAGCATAGAACAGTCCGTTAGAACAATATTGCGTAAAGAAATTCTCTTGATGTACAGACGTGGCGGCAGTCGGTTGAACGATGTACGACATCTCACAGTTATATGCAGAGACAGGGGTTGGGGCTACTAATAATTTATCGAACCCAAAGTTAGCATAATACTTAGGAACTCCTATGCTAGTTCGTTGTGGCCAGTAGTCATTTAAATATTCATCTGTCTTTTGTAAAAGATTAATTCGTGTTCCATCTGTTTTAAGAATATTTAAATTTTTAATGATTAATGTACTACTAGGTTTCGTTAAGAAAGGATCACCAATAGTTAAGTTTGATGTTGCATATTGTACAACACCATAAGAGTCTATCTCTCTTATTAACCGAGCTTCTGCTCTTTCAATAAAGAATGGAATATCGGTTAGGAATTCTGTACTTGTGTCTTCACTTGTTGTTTTAATTCTATCAACTAATTGATTATATGTTATGCTCATGTTCTTTTCGCCCTCCAAACTTCAGAAGTACCACCAAAAATTTTAGGTGTCCATATACCTCTAACTCTGGTTCTAATCCTCATACTAACACCGGTGATAACTAAGTTACCATCGCCATTAATAGAAGGAGTGACCACATTAAAGCTTGGTAATGGTACAAATACTAATGCCCCACCCATGCCACTATGTTCACTACAATAGTAGTATAACTCAGTAGGTCCTGTATTAACAACAAAGATTGAAGTATAAGCACCACTATTTCCAGGGGTACCTTCTGTTGCAACATTCGTTGTAAACTCGGAACCACCACCATGCGTACCATTATTAGTTAAACTAAGACGTAACGGATGACCACTGTTTGAACTATCTGATTGATCGAAAACATATAATGTACGACCTTTAACGAGGTTTAAGCCGTATTGTAATTTACCATCAATATAAAATTTACTACCACTTACGGTAACTTTAAATGTTTTAGCCGGGTAGTAAACAACTTCAGCCCCAGCTTGTGGTCTTGCAGTTCCTAATGCTCCTGTTAATGAAACACCAGTTGTAATTGCATAAGGACCGGTAGATGCGAATGCTTCTCTAAGAGTAAGACTTGTAGACATACCAGTTGGTTTAATTGCAGAACCAACGGTTATAGTTGCTGACCTTAGTGAGATACCAATAGGAATTCTAGTTGGGTTAACTTGTTTAACAACAGCAGCCGATACATTTCTTAAACCTAATGTTGTTGCAATACCAGTTACATTT